GACGAACAGCGTGAAGCCATCATGGGTTATCGTAGCGGTTACTATCTGTGTCCGAGGTGCTGGCCGGAGGAGGGGGAGGATGCAGGATAGCGTTCAGATATTCACCTTCTGCTCTGAGTGCGGCATTGCCAACACGGTTTTTGCGGAGCGTGAGCAGTTAGGTAAGTATTTGCTAGATCGGCAGACCGTGCAGGTACTGTTCTACTCCATGACAATGGAAGAACGGCAAGTCGTTGAGGGGTTCCGCAACGGAACCTACTTATGCGAGGACTGCTGGAACAACTTCATAGAGGAGACGGAGTGACAGGTATCATACCGACCGGTATAGAAACCACTGTTACACGCAAGCAACTGCTTGACTTTCGCAAGGTCGAAGAACAACGGCTGCGCGAACAGTGGGCAAAGGAGAAAGAGAGTGAACATGATACATCTAAGTAATGGGGCTATGCCCCTCGTGTGGCATGTCAGCCGCGGCTACAACGACGGCCTGATGCCCTATGTGGGGAGAGTACTCGCCCATCTACGCAACAACGAACGCCACCCCTATGTCGTCTGGAGCATGTCTTCCGATGATGGGGCCGTGTTTGCCTGCGAAGGAGGCGACTACTGTGCTACAATCAGTGAAGCCGAAGAGATCTTTGCCCGAAGGGCACAGACCGTCCCCCGAAGGGGCGGAGTAACCAACCAAGGAGAGACAGACAATGGCTAAGTTCCTAGCGGAGTTGCCCGCACAGATACGTGCGGGTCGTGCAGAGCAGTACCCGTGGGCTGACTGGTTTGACGGTCAGGTACGGCTACTGGAAAGCGGCATCGACTATGATGCCGAGACTGCCAGCGTGCGGTCTTGCGCTTACGCTGCCGCACGGCGGCATGGCGTGAAGATTGCAATGCGGACAATCGGTGACGATCTGGCCTTACAGGCTAAGTAGGCCGGATCTAACACAGGTCGTGGGGGGTCGGGGAGTTTGCCCTCCTTTCACCCCGGCCCCCCACACTCTGAAAGGAGACACATGGTAAGCAACGAAGAGTTGCAATCGGAGGTGGATGACCTGAGAATCGCCCTGCAAGGAATGTTCTCAATGCTTAAACATCTCACGGTTGAAATAGGCGATTTCTCCCATACTTTGTCCTAACTGGGGACACAGTTTATGACAAGAATGGGTTTCATTTGGGAGTCTTTAGGAGGCAAAGTTTCTGAAGAAAACACCCCGGATTCCGACGAAGATTCTGGAGCGGACGTGATTCCATTGCGGCCCCGCGACAGCGACCACCCGTCCCAAGCCTGACCCGGCTGTAGCAGCCCATGGCATGGCATGGTGTGTTTAGACAGGACACGCCATGCCATGCCATGGGGGGATCCACCACCCACATCCACCAACCTGCTAGGATCGAATCATGCAACCAACCGAAGACCGAATCGTTCTACGTCAATCATGGCTAGGGGAACTGGCAATGTGTCCCGAACGGGCACGCCAGTCGATGCTTGGGATCTCTCAAGACACCCAGTCCACGTCCACCATGCTGGGCACCGCCGTCCACTACGGCATCGAACAATGTCTGACTGAGGTGATGGAAACCGGGAAGCCGTTCACCCGGGCTAAGACCATCACGACGGCAATCAAATACTGGGACGACCACCGTGACGAGATCGTCCGCTGGAACCACAAGGAAGCCGAGCCGCCGGAGATCATCAAGGCCAACATCGGTGTGTGGTGGGATGAGGTGCGGCAGAACGTGCGCCCCGTAGCGGTGGAGTGGACGTTTGAGTTGCCGCTCGTCGTGGATCACAAGCCGGAAATCTGGTTGAAGGGAACTATCGACTGCATACAGGAGTTCCCGCAGCCGATCATCGACTGGAAGAACCCGGGGCGGAAGCCGAGTGCGGAGTGGGAGAAGAAACGCTGGTCGGTGCAGGCCGCAGCGTACACTTGGGCGGTCGCAACGCAAGCCGACAACGGGTTGAAGGAACCACTGGGATTCCAGTTCGTGCATCTCGTAAAGGGAACGGTGCATTCGACTCTCGTAGATTTCGGACCGGCGGAGTGGGCGAGTCTGGTTGCGCTAGCCCGCTCTGCTGGTACACTCATAGCCGCTGACATACCGGTATGGCCGTTGAATATGGCGGGCTGGCATTGCGCACCCAAATGGTGCGGGGCGTGGGCCACATGCCGCGGTAGGTTTGCGGGACCAGATCCATGGAACCAACTATAGAAAGGTAGACCCATGGTTGCAGCAGCAGCAAAGAAAACAGAAAACAGTATTACGGTATTCCGTAGACAGGTTATCCAGACAGGCAGTTACGAGCCTGCGGAAGCATCCTGTGCGGTGACACTATCCATCGACGCTGACACGTCAGAAGAGGAAGTGGCAGACCTGCTTACCCGATGGGGAGCGGTGCTGGAACTATCCAACTACGAGGCATTGGGTGTCGGCTACGAGTTGGCGGAGGACGGCACCGTGGAGATGCTTGCAAAAAGTATTCCCGGGGTTAGTGCGAGTGGACCCCCAGCCGTGGCCCCGGCCCCGGCTCCATCCCCGGCCCCTGCCGGTGGTGGAGGCGGAAGCCTTGAGGATGTCTGGCGCAACCTGATGGACCACCAGTCCGACTGGTGGGATCCGAACTGGTCCAAGAAAATGGACCCGAACAGCAACTTCAACAAGAAGGGACCGGATTACAAGCGCCGGTCTGACGGCAAGGGGCTGTGGTTGACGAAGCAGGACGGGTCCCTGCTGGTACCCGGCTGGTTCGTGTGCCCGTTCACCGGTAAGACTGCCGCCGATCTGGCTACTATCGGGGCACAGATCAGGACCTGACAATGGCGACCATCATCCCAGAGGATGAGGTCGCTGCACGCCTCGCCGCCGCCCAGCAGGGCGACGGCGGGGCCGCAGGTCACTCTCCGCAACCCAACAGGTGGTCCCTCACCACCACCGTTGTAGACAACCTGATCGGATTCATCCGCAACCCAGCGGAACGGTGGTATCTGGGGTTCCCTGAGATAGACCTCGCCACCCGTGGCATCGGCAAGGGTGAAGTGCTGATGGTGGTGGGACGATCCCACACCGGCAAGTCTCAAATGCTGTTGAACAGCATGGTCACCAATCTGGTGAACGACCCCGAAGCGCACGTCGTCATCTTCTCCATGGATGAACCACGGGAACTTGTGGCAATGAAAATCTTCTGCCTGCTGCAAGGCCGATCATCCACCGATGTAGAGGAATCCATCAAGGCGGGCGACGCAGCCACGTTGAAGGCTTTGCGTGACACAGCGAAGGATGAAATGTCACGCATCGCCATCGTGGATGAATCCCTTTCGTTGGACATGATGACGGAAACGATGGACGAGGTGCGGGAGTGGTGGGGGTGCAACCCGTCGTTCTGCATGATCGACTATCTGGAACTGCTACCCGGCGGGGAGTCTGACGCCACAGGCGTGACCTCCAAGGCTCAGGCGGTGAAGCGTTGGGCAAAGATCCAGCGGGTCCCCATCGGACTGGTGCATCAGGCCGGACGTGGTGCAGCACAACCCGGGTACTCTGCCGGTATCTATGCTGGCCGGTACGGTGGCGAACAGGAAGCGATCTTCGTCATAGAGGTGTACCGGAAGAAGGACCGGCAAACCTTGTCGGACTGGGAGAAGAAGTATCACGAGAACAGCATCAACCTGAACGTGTGCAAGAACAAGCGTACGGCACGGATGGTGGATCAGACATACTATTTGGATCCGGGGTGTGGGCACATACATCCGTACTGGGAGGAGTTGATGCCCGGTGCAGGATCCCAATGACAAACCCATGTGTTGGAAGTACGACAAGCGGGGCATCCCACACCTCAAGCACCACAGGTGGAAGAGGGTTGACACCCCTGACCGGTGGGACTGGGAGCGATGCCCCGGCTGCGGACGAATGCGCAGGGTGGATGATGGATGAGGTATCCCAACGCTTCGCCCTGTTGTTTCGGGGCGGCAAGGTTGCGATAGACGACCCAGCCGAGGGTGGCTTCCGTCCGTGGCAGTCCGAGTCTGGCGGGTTCATACCTGCCGACGACAAGGACTTCATCGTAACGTGCGATGACCACCTGTACCGGGGGCCATCCATCGGCGTGTACCCACTGTTCCTGTCAGACAACGACTTCTGGGTGTACTGGGGGTGCGTGGACTGGGACACCGGGTTCGATGAGTCCCATGTTCACGCCCGCAACACGCAGGAAGTGCTGCGTCAACTGGGTGTAGCAGCGTGGGTGGAACGTTCACGTTCTAAAGGGTTTCATCTGTGGGTGTTCTTTGAGGGGGCGCAGCCTGCTGTCGATGTGCGGCACGGGTTGATAGCGGTGTGTGATCTGGTTGATGCACCCACCACCGAAGTAAATCCTAAACAGGTTGAACTTTCACAACGTGGATGGGGGAACGGCGTTCGGCTCCCGTACCCGTACCTGAGGAACCCCGGCGGGTACAACGAAGTGCTTGCCGCAGACGGTGAACCCATGCCTCTTGCAGAGTTCACGACACAGGCACACGCAACCCGACCCACCACACAGGCGTGGGAGGCCGTCAGCGCCCTCTGGCAGCCCCCACAGCGCCCTCTCAGGGCCACACACGGGGTAACCCCCTCTTCGGGGCGTCTGGAGGGCTTAGCGGCCTTCATACGGCGGCTGGGTCCTGAACCCTCACCGCACAAACCAACAGGGGACCGATCCGTAGCACTCTGGAAACTAGCGTGCGCAATGACACGCCAAGGATACAGCCGAACGTCTACGCTACTGGAACTACGCGAAGCCGACATCGAATGGGGACGCAAGTTCGCCAACCGCCAAGACTGCACAGAACAACTCAACCAACTACTAGACAACGCATACAAGGACGTGCATCAGTGACCGACTCATACACCGTCATCATCGAACGCCGACCCAAAGTAAAGGCCCGCCCCCGGCACACCAAAGGCGGCAAGGTCTTCACCCCAGCCAGCACCCTGCAAGAAGAAGACCACGTTGCTCAGGCATGGAAAGACCAAGTGGGTGAAAAAATATCTGGCTCAATCGAAGTGTCCGTCATCTACTCACCCGACGCCACCATCCTGCACGTCACCTCATCACCACACGACGCCAAGACTCTACGGGGAGACTTGGACAACTACGTCAAACTGACGTTGGACGCGTTGAACGAGGTGGCGTGGGACGACGACGGACAGGTAGTGCGCATCAACGCATCCAAGGTGGACCGCCTAGAACGGTGATCTACCACGCTGTCACGCACCGCATGAAACAGGACGCTGGACGGATGGCTGACGAAATGGGTCGGTTGAACAACTCCATCCGCGAAGGCGACGGCAACATCTACGGGTTCGTGGGAGAACTGGTCTTCGCTGAGATCACCGGAGCCAACCAGAACAACACATACGACTGGGATGTGGAAATGCCAGACGGCTGCACCGTCGATGTCAAAAGCAAATGTGTCACCTCACCACCACGCCCGCACTACGAATGCTCCGTGGCATCCATAGGAACCAACCAGAACTGCGACTACTACGCCTTCATGCGAGTACTCAAAGACTGCACCGAAGCATGGTATCTGGGAGCCATACCGAAGAAAGACTTCCTCCAACAAGCCACGTTCATGCAGGCCGGGGTGTGGGAAGACCCATCCAACGGATGGTCACCAACCATCGACTGTTACAACATCCCCATCAGCGCGTTGCATCTGGACGAAGACAACCCGGAGAATCTCCCATCGCTACCTCAGCAGGGTATACTCTGATGCGTGGCGCAGCGCAAAGAGTTCCCTACCGACCCAACCAACTGGTTCATACGGATCAACGACGACGAACGGGAAAGGCCACTAACAAGGCATCGGCCCCTGACAGAAACCGAAGCGTTGATGCAGTTGGCCCCCCACCAGAAAGCATCCACGCCATCCCTGCTGGAAACAATGGCGCTGAAAGAAGCCGTAGGTGCAGCGATAGACAAACTAGGCGACGAAGATAGATGGATAATCAACGCCCTCTTCATTGAACAACTATCGTTACGGGTAGCCGGGAGCGTACTAGGCATCCCCAAAACGTCGCTAGCGCGCAGACGCGACTACATCAGGAGACAGTTGATGGCGGACCTGTTAGAATCCCCCGGTGTGGTGCAATGGCTCAGAGAAGGGTTAGGACTCCGAACCTTCCATGCATTGACGGAGCATCCCCATGAGTGACCCCACCCACACGGCAAACGCCTGCTGCGCATCGTTCACACCATCCATGCCAGCGTAAAACGCTGCCAACAAGTGTTCCGCCTCCTCGGCGTCGAACACCAGCAGCATCCCCAGCAGGCCATCCGGTGACCACTTGGCGTGGATCCCGTCGTCCGTGTCAAACAAATGGGCTGTCTCCTGAAGTTCAGCGTAGATCTCTTCCTCCACGTATGCGTGTTCCGTGCTGAACTGTGCCCATGCAACCTCTGGGTCTTCCATACTACCCGACCACCTTCTCCTGAGCGTACGTCTTCACGACACTCAAGGCCGCAGCAACTGCTGCGACCACAGCCGTCTTGGCCGAAGCCAAATCACTGATAACGAACACCGCTAAGAAAGCCTGCGCGAAAGTCCACGCAGCCCGCTCCAACATGTTGTTCACTTCTTCTTCCCCTTGTTAGACCGTTTAGAATAGTCGTAGGCAATGGCGGCAGCCTGATCGCGGGGGTAACCCTCACCTATCAGTGTGCCGATGTTCTTGGAAATAGCGTTCTGACTTCTACCACGCTTCAATGGCATCGTCAGTACCTCGGCCGACGCGGCTTCTTTGCCGCCACCTCAATCACGCAGCGCGCTACGGGCACCGCTCTTCGACGGTGAACCGACATGACCGATCCCGCTGCCCCGCTTGGTGCCGGTGACCAGAACCTGACCGGCCTGCACCTTCTTCGGTGTTGAACCATCCCTGTGCATGACCCCTACTTCCCGAAGGGACGGCCACCAAAAGCGGCATTCCCCAGATTGGTGCTACGCAAATATGCGGCAGCCTTCTTAGCCTTCTGCGACATATCCCACATGTTGAATGACGATGTGGAGTTGTACGGCTGATCGTCCTGAGAACCGAACGTTTCCTCAAACGTCCCGTAACCCTCACCCTTAGGCATACTGTTTCCTTACTGTAAGAACAAGGCACCGAACGTGTTACCGTCCACCACCCCGTTGACTTTCAGAAACCCCTGCGATTCCTGAAACTGCTTGACCGCCGCCTTAGTGCGACGGCCAAAGATCCCATCCACCACACCGGCATCAAACCCACGATCATTCAACCGGGACTGCACCAGCCTGACCGGCAACCCACGCGCCCCCCGCTTGATGGGAGCCTCATCCACCTGCACCCGCAGGTCCCTGAAATACCGGATGATCGCATCCCAATCAACCATCGAAGGTTCCTTCGTCGCAGCCATGCCGCCCTCAACCCAGTTCCCCAACCAGTCACCCGGACATGTTGTGGAACCCTTACGGCGATGCGTTTCCACCCACAAGCCACGACCAAACCAGCGTTCAGCCTCCCCGACTACCGTCTGGATCGACTCAAGAACATTCGCATGAGGCTGCTGGTACCCCCACC